AGCAATCGGCGCTCAAGCAGGATCAAATTACCAAAGCGCAAACAGTATTATAATATGCGCGAATGGGACGGAACTAGACGCTGCCGCATCCGGTTTGTATATTCGTCCTATACGATCTATCGCTGGAACCGGTGCGTTACAATACAATACTGGTACGAGTGAAATCACGTATAATAGTGGTAAAACGTTCGTAATCGATCATCCTACCGATCCGGCAAAATATCTGGTCCATGCGTGTCTGGAAGGTCCTGAGGCCGGTGTATATTACCGCGGAGTTGGTCGCATAGAAAGCCACGACACCACGATTCAATTACCCGAGTACGCGCACCTTATTGCGTCTAATTTTACTGTACAGGTTACGCCAATCTACAACGGTACGATTCGCACTCTAAATGTCTCTGAAGTTACCAACAATTCATTTACGGTATATGGCGACGCCGGTGAGTTCAATTGGCACGTATATGGAAAACGCGTGACGATTGACGTAGAACCAGCGAAAGCGAACACAGTACTCAGCGGTTCCGGTCCGTACCGCTGGATTGTCTAGAGAAATAGAATCCATAGTATAAATAATAAGCGAACGAGTAATTCTACGAATACAAAAGTCGCCATACACGAGGTTTGTATATCCATTCCGCACGTCGTATAAAAAAACATAAAAGTCGAACCGAGGAATCCTGCCAATACGGGCTTCGGTGCGTTATGAAAATCAACCAACGTAAGGTAAATCGCCGAATGAGGAATAATAGGAAATTCCATTTCGTATTATTCTAGGCCAAAAGTTTAGACCCATCCTTTAGTTCGAGAACAGCATTCCACCACGGCCTCCAAATACTTTGAATACGTTCCAAATTGTCGTATACACGTATATATTCATATTTGGCGGCGCGGTATTCAGACGACCGCGATTCAGAGTAATAAACAATTCTTTTCGCGGAATTTTATCCCAATTAGCCGCGCCACTCGGACCATAGTTTCGACGTTCCTCTTTTTGTCCAAAATGGTAAGCATATATGTAGCGATCATGGACTGCCGACTTGACGTACGACGTCATCGGAACGATTCCTCGGAAAAACGAACCGCCTTCATGAACAAACCGTTCAAATGAATTGTACAATAGTGTTGTAGCCGCGAGTGGTTCAGAATACGCGTTCTGAAAGGCGGGAACAATTTGCCACTGATTCGCTCGCGTCGGAATCAGTTGCGCATCAGGCCACCACGGAATCAAGCACGGATTCACCGGTCCATTTTGTGGCGGAGATACCGCAGAAAGATCTCTCGTAAATAAAAACCACGCGTTATACATTTCCGCTTCGGGACGTTGGAGAACCCAGTGAATCTCTTTCGTCGGATTCGTAAAGGGAATGACCAAACGTACTTCACTCTGTCCCAAACTTGCTTGTACGGGTACTGCGAAATGCTGTTCTACATGATACGTCAATTCCGAACTACGAAATACAATCGCTTCGTATTCTTCCACCGAAATATATTCAATGAGCGCATAGGCGTCAATAGGAGTGAATCGCAAAGGAAATTGTACGCCTGAAATGATTTTTCCCTGGACTCCCGACATCGTCGCATTCATCGAATAGACCATCGTAGATTGCGTTGAATCCGCTTGCCAGAATCGGCCTCCTGTAATTCCCCACATTCCGCCTGCCATATCCTGACCGGGCCGAAATCCGACAGTTCTCGTATCTACGCGCGCGTCCGTATAAAACAACTGCTCAATCGGCCGAAACGTCACGTGAATACGAACTTTATCCGAACGTAACGCGTCGATAGGCAAGGCGTGACTATATACGCCGGGACGACTGAACCAAAACGGAATAGGAATATACACTTGCGTTGGGGAAGCGGATAACCACGTCCTCGGACCGAATCCATTCGGCGCCCGCTGAATCATCGCATTTTTCGTTATCGCGGATTCGACCGTTTCGTACAATTCGTCCAATATTTCTAATTGTTGGCTCGTCAGAGTTTCGACGATCGCGCCACCAATTTCGAGTTCGATACGTTGAATGAGCGCGTGACCTAGACTATTTGTCCAACCGTAGGTCGGTCCTAAAAAATTCCCCGTATTTGTAAAATCGGTACCACCCGCCGCGACAATTGCCGCAATCTGCGTCGCGTAAATATCCGGCATCGTCACTACAATATTCAGACCGCTTACGAGTTCCGCTAAAGGCGGAATCGTCAATGATACGCGTTGTCCGAACTCGGGACTGCCATCAAAATCTATACGATTCCATTGCGCCGACCATCGCGTCGTTTTATGAAGCACCTTCAGAAACTGGTTGATATCTGGATTACCTCTAGGAGGCTGTTGTCTTGCATCGGCGAGTCCAGAACTAACCAATGTAAGACTTGTCGCCGGAGTTGCCGCCATTCCTTACTTTATTGATATGTATGCTTTTATGTCCGTCGACGACGCGTTGCGGAACGTTTTCCGCCCTTCAACAATTCTTCGCGACGTTCTTTATAACTCTGCGCCTGGTCTCTGACCGTTCGCATTTGTTGTTCTAGAGGCGCGCGGCGCGCGTCGCCCTCCGGCAGCGCATCGCGTTGTGCTTTGAGTGCCTTGTACATCTGAATCGCCTGACCGAGAAACGCCAGCAAACGTTCCGCCTGTTTGTCTTTCAATGCGCGCGTCCGCGCGCTGTTCGGAATCTTATTGTTGGCTACGTTGTTCATTAATTTTGGCGCTGCTCCCATAAACTTATTCAATCGCCGATTCATATTACGGCGTGTATTGCGACTACTGTGACTTCTATTGCCACTCATATTGGGTGGAACATCCGCATACGACGCAGGAGATCCGTTGGCTGACATACTCTATTCATCCGGAGGAATTTTGTTGAGGTGTATCGTAGAGGTCTTTCAACGTTCGCGCACTCGGATCGTTGGCACCCTGAATCCATCGCGGTAACCACATACGAGGAATGGTTGTCACGCCCGTATAATATTTTGAAAACTCCATCCGATACCAGTAGGCTTCCTGCGTTTTCGGCGGATTATGCCATTCCGCGGTCCTACACAGAATATCCTCCAATCCGAGACCCTGCGCTTTCGCAAATTCGGAACACCGTAAATACCAGGAATCGGCTGTACTGCTTACACCGTCGCTGAACGCTTCCTTTTTACGCCACAATACATCGACCGGTAAATACGAATCGGATTCAAACGCTTCTCGTAAAATCTGTTTTTCCATAGAGACTCCTTGTATCGGACGACGAAAGGATGTATCTATCGCGCACCATGTCGCGACAACATTCTTATCCAGAAACGGAGTCCGCGCTTCCAATCCGTGGGCCGCCATCGACCGATCCGAGCGTAGAACGTCGTAAATATGGATTTCGTCGAGAAGTCGTTCCGTTTCGCTCTCAAACTCTTCGTCCGATGGAGCCGCGAAAAAGTACAAATATCCCCCGCCAATTTCATCGGATCCATCGCCGTTGAATACGACCTTAATATCCGTATTTTCTTTGATATATTTTCCGATAAGCCAGTTACCTACCGATGCGCGCACACTTGTAATATCGTAGGATTCAATATCGCGAATGACCTGAGGAATCGCGGATAAGAATTCTTTCGGACTCACGACAATATTGTGATGTACAGAACCAATACAATCGGCGACCTTTTGCGCAAACGTGAGGTCCGTAGAACCAGGCATACCAATACTAAATGTTCGAAGTTTCTTGCCCTGTTTCGCGAGTTCGCGGGCGGCGATCGCCGCGACTAAACTACTATCCAATCCGCCACTGAGAAGTGCGCCGATTGGACGGTCGCTCAGCAAACGTTTCTTGACCGCCGCGAGTACCGAATCGCGTAGAGCGCGCTGCGCGCATTCACGATTCTTCAGAGCCGCCATTTTCGTATGCGGAACCGTATGATACTTCTGCGATTCCAACATCTCGCCCGTTACGGTTGAAAAACTTCGCCACGTACCCGGTGGAAAGTGCGCGATATCTGTACAATATGCGTGAAGACCCTTCATTTCGGAAGCCCACATAAACCCGCCTTCGGCGGTCCGGCCCTGGAATAACGGTCTTACGCCGTACGGATCGCGCGCAACGTATGCGATGCTACGCTTCGTATCTACGAATACGAACGCAAATACACCGTCTAGAGTACGACAGAGTTCGGTCATACTCAGACGGCCCGCGAGAAACGGAATCACGGCGCAATCACTCGTTCCCTCGGCGAGCGGAATGTTCCAGCGTTTCGCAAGTTCTCGGTAATTGTAGATTTCACCGTTACATACAACGTACATATGTTCGCTTTGGAAAGGTTGATTTCCCGCCGGAGTGAGTCCGTTGATCGCTAAACGAGTGAATCCGAGACTGACACCTGATACATCCACCATTGTTGAAAATTCAGGTCCGCGGGGAAGTAACCGCCGGATTAAATTACGGCGCATCTCCGCCGACAGTCCGTGTTGTCCTAACAACGCCCATATTCCACACATAGTTCTAATGTATGGAATATGTAACGATTTATTGATTTGACCGCAAAAGAACCAAAAATTTTTTTGGTTTTTGTGTTTTTTTATTTTTTTGTTTTTTTTTGTTTTTTTTTTTTTTTGTTTTTGTGTTTTTTGTTTTTTTTTTTTTTGCTTCTTTTC